CAGCAAGCTGCACCAGTTGCATGTGCTGCTGGAGCCGCAACTGCTTGCTGACCTGCCGTGGTTGAAGCGGGCTTCTTGAAAATACTTGCTACCGTTCGTCGGGCGTTTTTTGGTGCCAAACCATGTTCAACACACCTTGCACACACCACCCACGCAAAGCACCGAAAATGGCGTTAATCGACGGTTTACGCCTTTGACGGTCTAGCGTAAAAAGTCAGCTAAGTTTTTGATTCGTGCGTAAGCAGCAAGCGCACAACGCTTCCCCTGCTGGACTGGCTGCCAGCAAACCCCAAACCCCGCTTCGGCGGGGTTTTTTTATTTCCGGTGTACAGGCAGCCGGCAGCAATCGATTTGGCCTCATGCGTGTGGCCTCGCACTACGGAGACCCAGTATGACCGACATCAGCAGCGGGAGTATCGCAGCGGCAGGGCTGGTTGGTGTGTCTGCTGCCAGCCTGATTCCCGGTGTCGACCTTGAGGCGGTGATCGGCGCGTTTGCCGGGGCGCTGTTCTTCATGGTCATGTCGAAGGACCTGAGCTGGAAGGCTCGCGCTGCCAACTTCCTGTTCTCATGGATTGGCGGATATTTCTTTGCTGCCGAGGTTGTGGCCCGTGAGTGGGCTACTACCTCGGCGTTGCCGGCCTTGCTGGGCGGGCTGTTCATCGTAGCGTTCTGCGTGAGCATCATGGAGTTTGTGCAGACAGGGAATGCGCCCGGCTGGCTATCCATTATCCCTGGCATCGGTAAGAAATGATGATCGACCTGTCCACCCTGATCGCAGCCATGTTGTGCAGCGCCATCTGTTGGCGCGTTGCCACGTTTCGCCGTCAGGGTGCGCGCTACCGTTTTGGCATGAGTGTATGCGCATACCTGCTGGCCGTTGGCACTGGCGGATATTCACTGACTGTGGCTCTTGCACCGCTTACGGGTCGCTCGGTGGAGCCGGTGAGCCCGTTCCTGTTGATCGTGTTCGTCATCCTCGCGGTGATGGTGTGGCGTTCACGCGGGAACGTGGCAGCGGTGCTGCGCAGGGCTGAGGGGTGAATCGGTGATTGGCGCAGGCCTGGCGGTCACCGACCTGGATGATGCGTTGGCGGACCTTGCCCGGTTGGGCAAGCAAGCAAGCCCGGCATTGGCCTGGGCGGTCAACGAAGTCGGCGGCGAAGCAATCAAGCAGCTGCAGACCGAGGCGAGTAGAGCATTCGACCGGCCCACGCGCTTTACCCTGAACGCCTTCAGGCTGCTACGGGCTAAGCCATCGGCACCCGAGGCAGCGGTCTGGGTGAAGGATGAGAAGGACGGGGCAGGCGGTGGCCAGGCGCCAGAGGCGTGGTTTGAGCCGCAGGTATACGGCGGTGCGCGCTCGGTCAAGCGGTCGGAGTACCGGCTGCGGGAGCAGGGCATTTTGCCTTCGGGCATGTTCCTGGCGCCGGGGCCGGGCGCGCGGCTGGACGCGTACGGCAACATGTCTCGTGGTCACATGCAGCAGATCCTGTCGGGGCTCGGCGCGGACAACCCGTCAGGCTCGACCATGGTCGCTACCCAAAGCCGGCGCTCGTTGAAGAAGGGCCACGCGAAGGCGTTCTTCGTGATGAAGCGCGGCAAGAACCCCATCGGTATCGCAGAGCGGCGAGGCAAGACCCTGGCTGTGGTGCTGCTGTTCGTACGGCAACCCAACTACTCGGCCCGTTTTGACTTCCATCGCGTCGTCCGGCGGGTTGCGGAGAATGATGCGCTGGTGGAAGACGCCATCGGGCGGGCTATCGAGCGGTTCGGGGGGTAGGGCTGGCGGGGCGCCCGTCCGGGGTATCCGGAAGGGTGGCCGGGGCCCCTGGGGCGGCGAAACCAGCAAGGGTTATTCGGCTCGCGTTTTCTCGTTAGCGGGAGGGCGTGAGAGTTAGTTAACAGGGTGAACTGGTTAACCGGGTTTGGTTAACGGTTAACGGGTGATGGTATGCAGACAGCCAGCAAGTCGGAATTCGCGGCGCTGATGGGCTGCTCCAAGGCCTACGTATCCAAGCTGGCGAAGCAAGACCGGCTGGTACTGGATGAATCCGGCAGGGTGCTGGTCGAAGAGACGCGCGCCCTGCTGGAGGCCAGTGCGGACCCGAGCAAAGCAGGGGTTGCCGAGCGCCATCAGCGCGTGCGGGTGGAGAAAGGCGTCGGTACTCACGTATCACCTACCGCCCCAGCAGATACCACTCCGCCGGCACCGAAGGGCTCCGGCCAATACGATTACCAGTCGTCCCGCGCACAGCGTGAGCACTACCTGGCGCAGCTTGCCGAGAGCGAAGCCCGCAAGGCCGCGGGCAGCCTGGTTGAGCGTCAGGCGGTGGAAGAAGCGGCCTTTGCTGCTGGGCGCGCGCTGCGCGATCTGGTGCTGGGGCTGCCGAAGCAAATAGCGCCAGAGCTGGCGGCTATCACTGACCCGTGGGAGCTGGAGCGGGTACTGACTACCCATCTGCGGCGAGTGCTGGAGGATGCAAGCCGACTGAGTGCGGCGGATCTGGAGCGGGTGCTGCAGCCACAGAGCTGAACCTATGAACATTGACTACGCGGACGGTGCCGAGCAGTACCGCTCGGCGTTATGTCGTGGACTGGAGCCAGACCCCGAACTCTGGATTGATGAGTGGGCCGACGAGTACATGCGGATTCCGCGTGATACCGGGGCAGCAGAGCCTGGCCCGTATCGGACTGACCGTACGCCTTACGCCCGCGAGCCGATGCGCTGCTTGTCGCCGGCACACCCGGCCAAGCGCGTGGTGACCAAGGTCGCCTCGCAGATGATGAAGACGCAGATCGCCCTGAACTGGATTGGCGGCGTTGTTCACATGGCGCCGTCGAACATCCTGACGCTGCTGCCGAGCCTTGGGTTGGCCAAGCGGGTCAGCGGTCGTATCGACAAGACGGTCAAGGCGTCGCCAGCGCTGCGCGAGAAAGTCGCGGTTTCGCGGTCACGCGACTCACGCAACACGATGGACACAAAGGAGTTTGAGGGCGGCACGCTGTACGTCACCACGGCAGGCTCTGCTGCCAACCTAGCAGAAGTGTCGGCCCGGTACGTGTACGGCGACGAGGTGGACCGCTGGGACGTTGACGTCCAGAACGAAGGCGACCCGGTCGAGCTGGCCGAGGCGCGCGGCTCCACCTTTGGCCGCAACGCCAAGTTCTATTTCTCCAGCTCGCCAACGGTTAAGGGTGCCTCGCGCATCACCGATCTGTTTGAGCAAGGTGACCAGCGCCACTACTACGTGCCTTGCCCGTACTGCGGCGAGTACCAGCACCTGGAGTGGCAGAACCTCAAGTGGGCAAAGGACTACAGCTGGGCTGGCATGGTCTGCTGCAACGAACACTGCAGCGGTCAGGGTGCTTTTATCGAAGAGCACCACAAGGCCGAGATGTTGGCCAAGGGCGAATGGCGTGCCCATGCCGAAGGCGATGGCGAGACGGTCAGCTTCACCCTGTCTGCCCTCTACATGCCGCTTGGCTGGAAAAGCTGGGTAGATCTGGCCCGTCAGTACGACAAGGCCGCAGCTGCTCTGGCAAAGGGCGACCTTGAGCCCATGCAGGTGTTCTACAACACCCGCCTGGCAGAGGTCTGGGACAGCGCTCAGGAGATGACCAAGGCCGAGGAGCTGCAGAAGCGGGCCGAGCATTATCGGCTGGGTACTGTGCCGGCGCCGGCCATGCTGCTGACTGCTGCCGTGGATACCCAAGACGACCGGCTTGAAATGCTGGTGATCGGATGGGGCGAAGGGCTTGAGCGCTGGATTGTGGATCACAAGGTGATTCAGGGTCGGCCAGAGGATGACCGCACCTGGGCGCTGCTCGATGAGGAGCTGAAGCGCCGGTACCTGCACGCGTCGGGCATTGAATTGTCGATTCGTGCTGCAGCGGTCGACTCAGGTGGCCACCACACGCAAGAGGTTTACCAGTTCTGCCGTCTGCGGCGCTGGCGCAACATCTTCGCGGTGAAAGGCGCGAGCAAGACCGGACGGCCTGTGATTGCACAGCGACCGTCCAAGGTCGACGTGACCTGGAAGGGGACCACCGAGAAAGAGGGCGCTGAGCTGTGGTTGATCGGTACCGACACCGCCAAGGACTGGATCTACAACCGCTACGGCCTCAAGGAAGGGCCGGGCGCGCTGCACTTTTCCAGCGACCTGCCGGACGACTTCTACGCGCAGTGCGTGGCCGAACGGAAGATCACCCGCTATGTGCGCGGGTACCGGCGCGTGGAGTGGACCAAAGCCAAGGCTGACAGAAACGAAGGGCTTGACCTACTGGTTTACAACCTCGCCATGGCGCATTACCTGAGCATCCCGCGTTACAGCGTGGCTGACTGGGAGCGTCTGCGCACTGCGTTCAACCAACGCAGCCTGTTCAGCGAGCCGACTGAGATCACAGCGCAGACGCCGGGTGATGACGAACCACCCGAATCGCCAGCGCCGCCTAGTAAGCCAGAGCCCAAACCTCCCGCGCCTGCACCTGCTGCAGCGCGGCGTCGCACTTCACGCAGCGGGTATCTGTCCCGCAGATAGATCAAGGGGCAAATCATGAGCACTGCACAGCAGCGCCTGGACGGTGTTCGGGCGCAGATCGATGAAGTCCTGAAGAAGGGACAGCGTACCCGCAAGGGCGACCGCGAGCTGCAGCGTGCCGAGCTGGCCAGCCTGCGGATGCTGGAGGCCGAGTACATCAAACAACTGTCGCGCGAAAGCGCAGGCAAGGCCGGCCGCTCACGCACAGTGCGGCTGTATCACGGGGGCAAGGGCATCTGATGAGCAGACTCCGAGTTACCCCACAACGCATCCGCAACAGTTATGACGGTGCAGGCACTGGCCGCCGTGCCAAGGGCTGGGAGGCACCTGCTGCCGCGCTGAATAGTGTTGCGCTGCCAGCGCTGCCGTTGCTTCGCCGACGCAGCCGGGCGGCGGTCAGAAACGACCCGTACGCACTGTCGGCCATCAGCAAGCGCGTCACCAACATCATCGGTACCGGCATCACGCCGCGGCCGCAGATCAAGGACGATGCGATCCGCTCTCTGCTACAGGAGCTATGGGAGGACTGGTGCGACGAAGCCGACGCCGACGGCCGAACCGACTTCTACGGCTTGCAGGCCTTGATTGGCCGGATGGTGGAAGAGGCCGGCGAGTGCTTCGTGCGGTACCGGTACCGACGCGAAAGTGACGGGCTTGCTGTGCCTTTCCAGCTGCAGGTGCTGCCGGCGGAGTTTGTGCCGATTGATCGCAACTTCAAAACCAAGCGCGGCAACGTGGTGCGGGCCGGTATCGAGTTTGATGCGGTCGGCAAGCGCGTCGCGTACTGGATGTATCAGCAGAACCCCGGTGACAGCGGTGCGCAGCTGGCTGGCTTCAATGTCTTGCACCGCATCCCTGCCGACCAGGTGCTGCACGTTTATGAGGTGCTGGAGGCTGGCCAGCTACGCGGTATCCCGCGGCTGACGCCCGTACTGCTGCGCCTCAAGTCGCTGGATAACTACGACGATGCGGTGTTGTTCCGGCAGGAAGTCAGCAACCTGTTTGCTGGTTTCATCAAGAAGCCGCCGTCGGAAGGCCCGCCAGAGGTGGACCCTGTAACCGGAGAGCGGATAGTCACCGCGGCTGACGGCACACCGATGGTTGCCCTGGAGCCGGGCTCAATGCAGGAGCTGCTGGAGGGCGAGGAGATTGAGTTCTCCGACCCGCCGGACGCTGGCAACACCTACGTCGACTTCATGCGGCAGCAACTGCAGGCCGCCGCCGCTGGTGTAGAGCTGCCTTATGAACTGCTCACCGGCGACATGAAGGACATCAGCGATCGGGTGCTGCGCATCCTGCTGAATGATTTCCGTCGCCGCATTGAGCAGTTGCAGTTCTCGGTCTACGTGCACCAGCTATGTCGCCCTGTGCGTATTGCTTGGCTGGACGCGGCATACCTATCCGGTGCGCTCGATCTGCCGGAGTACCCAACTCGGTACCGGGATTACCGGCGTACACGCTGGATTCCGCAGGGCTGGGCATACCACCACCCGGTGCAGGACGTGCAGGGCAAGATCCTTGAGATTGGCGCGGGTCTACTGAGCCGCAGCGAGCATGCGCTACGCACTGGGTACGACGCGGAAGTGATCGACAACGAGAACGCCCAAGACAACGCCCGGGCCAAGCGCCTCGGCCTCAGTTACAAAACCGACACCTCGGCTGTTCAGGACACTGGCGACGGGGGCACCACCGACGAGGAAGACAAACCATGAAGAAACAACTGCACTGTGCCATTGCCGTTGCAATGGCCGCTGCTGCCACGGTGCCGTGGCAGATCATGAACAAAGGCGAAGGGGATGCCACGCCGCAGGACGGCAGCTGGTACCGCATCAACAACATGGATGCCGATGACCCGTCCGCCCCGCTGGAGATCGAAATCTACGGCGAGATCGGCTCTTGGGGCAAAACCGCCGCTCAGTTCCTGGCAGAGCTGAAGGCCGCTGACGATGGGAAGCGCCAGATCGTAGTAGCGATCAACAGCGTAGGCGGTGAGGTGGGCGACGGCTTTGCCATCCACAACGCATTGCAGCGTTTGGGTGAACGGGTAACCGCACGCATCGACGGCTTTGCCCTCAGCTCGGGCGGCGTCGTGGCGATGGGCGCCCACAAGGTCCAGATGCACGACAACGCCATGTTGATGATGCACAACCCTTGGGCCTGGGCTGCTGGCGACAGCGAGGAGTTTCGCAAGCTCGCGGACATCATGGATCAGATGCTGGAGGGCATCATCGCCAGCTTCAAACACCGGCCCAACCTCACGGTGGACGACGCCGAGCTGCGCCGCATGATCAACGCCGAAACCTGGCTCACGGCGGCAGAAGCAAAAGACATGGGCTTTGTGGACGAGGTGCTCAGCGGCGCTGGTAGCTTGCGCAACAGCGCAGGCCTGCGGGTGCTTAACCGCTACCGCAACATGCCTGACTCGGTACGTGCGCAGGTTGAGAAGGAGCCGGAGCAGCCTACCGAGCCTGATGTTCCTGCAACGGATGACCCTGCCACCACTGATCCGCAGAACAGCGATGATCCGGAGAAAGCAGCCCTCGCAGCGCTCGCCGTTGCGGAGTGCAGTAAAGCCGGTATCGCTGACCACGCTGCCGTGATCATCAAGGCCAGTGGGCTGAAGGATGAGGCCGCCGTCATGGCTGCCGTGAAACAGGCCAAGGACGTGAAAGCCCTTTGTGTGCTTGCGAAGCAAGCAGCCATGGCGCCTGACCTGATCAAGGCCTGCGCTACGGTGGACGTGGCCCGAGGCAAGCTCTTCGACAAGCTGGTCGCAAACAGCGGTCAGGTTGAACTCACCAACCACCCCAAGGTGGACGATCAGCCAGCGCCCAGTGCGAAGGCGGTCGACCCTGGCGCCGTGTATGCCAAGCGGCGTAATCAGCAAACTGCCTCGAAAGGAGCGCAAGCATGAGTATTAAAACCGAAGGCGTGCACGCCGGTGAATTCCTCCTTTCGGAGGCCAACGGTGCGCGTAGCCGAGAAAACATTGTGATCGTCACCGGGGCCGGCAAGTTGGCCGCCGGTACCCTGCTGGCCATGATCACCGCGGCCAACGCCATGGTGCCAACGGCGGCAGGTGGCAACACCGGCAACGGCACCATCGGCAGCATTGCTATCAGCAGTGAGGCGGTATCTGGCACGTACCTGCTGACCATCACCGAGGCTGCGGCCAACGGCGGCACCTTTGAGGTCACCTCCTCGAGCGGTGCGGTCATCGGTACCGGCGAGGTTGGTGTTGCCTTTGAGGCTGCAGGCATTGGCTTCACCCTGGCTGATGGCAGCACCGACTTTGCCGAGGGCGATGCCTTCACGCTGGCGGTGACGGCCAACCTGGACGAATACGTGCCCTACGACGATGACGGCACGGACGATGGCCGCCGCACCGCTTCCGCCATTCTGTATGGCCCGGTGGACGCCACTGATGTGGATGTCATGGCAGTCGGCATCGTGCGCGACGCGGAGGTCACCGAGCGCCTGCTGACTGGCCTAGACGCTAACGGGCGCGCTGATCTGTCAGCCCTTGGCATCGTCATCCGGCCCTGACCCAAACCAGCAGAGCTGATCTGACTGTTTACCCCTCAACCCCGCTCTCGCGGGGTTTTTTATTGCAAGGAGCCCACCATGGCTGAGATTTCCCTTTTTGAAGATGAAGCCTTCGGCGTAATGGCGCTGTTGGCTGTCATCAATGACACTCCGCAGGTTGCCGGCCAGATCGGTGCCTCGGGCCTGTTCTCTGAGCAGGGTGTCAACTCCACTGTTGTTCAGATCGAAAAGGACGGCACCACTCTGGCACTCGTGCCCGCGGGCGAGCGCGGTAGCGTTGGCATGGCCGTGCTGGCCGACAAGCGTCAACTGATCCCGTTCAACACCGTGCACCTGCCGCAGACCTTTAAGGTTCTCGCTGATGAGATCCAGGGCATTCGCGCGGTGGGCAGCACTACCGAGCTGCAGCAGGCTCAGCGAGTTATCGAACGCCGCCTGAACAAAGCGCAGATGAACCTGGATGTCACTCACGAGTATCAGCGCGTCGGTGCGGTCAACGGCCTGGTGCTGGATGCCGATGGCAAGACAGTCCTGTTGGATATCTTCCAACGCTTCGGCCTGACCCGTCCGAAGGCGTTCTCCTTTGAACTGAACAACGAAGCCACCGACGTCAGCGTCAAGTGCGTTGAGGTTCTGGATATTCAGGAGGACGCGCTGGGAGCGCTCACCGGTACCGGCGCACGGGCATGGTGCGGCAAGACCTTCTGGAACAAGCTGATCTCCCACAAGAACGTGCGCGAGACCTACCTTGCCAGTGAAGCGGCTAGTGCGCTGCGCGGTGACCGTCGCCAGGCGTTCGAGTTCGGCGGCATCCTCTGGGAGCGCTATCGCGGCAAGCTGAGCGGTCAGCCCTTTGTGGCTGACAACGAGGCCCGTCTGGTGCCGGAGGGTGTGCCGGACCTGTTCATCAGTGCCTTCGCCCCGGCGGACTACATGGAAACGGTCAACACCGAGGGCCTGCCGTACTACGCCAAGCTGGAGCGTATGCCCTTTGACAAGGGCATCGCGGGCGAGGCGCAGTCCAACCCGCTGCACCTGTGCACCAAGCCGCTGGCGGTGCGCACGCTGACCATCTAACCGTGGCCAGCTTCGCTGATCTGGCAGACGACATGGACGCCACCCTGCTGGACTCGCTCAAGGATGGGCGCGTCGACTTCCTCACCGCATCCGGTTCGGTGGCGGTTGAGGGGCTCGATGCCATCGTCGAGCAGGACGTTGAGCGCATCAATGATCTGTCTGGTGCGGTTGATCGCGTGGTCACCATCTGCGTGCTGAAAGGCGCGCTGGGCAGCTATGACCGCAAGGGCGCGTTCCGCAGCAATGCGGGCGAGCCGGTCAAGCTGATCGCTGGCAAGACCATGCACCTGGACGGCATCGAATCTGATGATGGTTCCCTTATCACCTTCTACGTGAGGCCCTGATATGCCTGCTGACGTACAAAGCCTGCTGCTGGCAGAGCTGGAGCAACGGCTGGCGGTGGTGCCCGACTTCGGCGCGCTGGTGTTTGAAGACAGCGTGCTACGGGTGCTGGATGAGGCCGATCCCGCGCTGCCGGACAGTTTCATCATCCTGCAGCCAGGCGACACGCAGGAGCTGGAGCGCGTCGGCCCAGCCGGTGTGCGCGAGCAAACCACGGTCAGCGTCACCTTGGTCACCAAGCTGCGGGCGTTCGCGCCGGCGCTGCGGTCCGGGCGACTTGCAGTGAAAGTCGCGCTGGCAGGGCCAAAGGCGGGGCTGACTGTTCAAGGTGTGCAGCAGGTTGCCATGCCGAGTGAGTCCCCGTTGCCGCCAGCGCCCGGGCGTCAGTGGGCCGCCCACGTCATGCAGCTGCAAATCAACTACCAACAACCCCTCAAATAACCGGAGGCATTCATGCCGAAGCACAACGTCACCGCGCCATTTAACTGGAATGCGGGCGGCAAGGTCGTGGCCTACAAAACGGGCGAGCAGAACCTGCCGCCGGATGTGGCCGCCCACGCCATCAAGAACGGGTTTGTTGCCAAGCCCGCCACAGCAACCGCCAAGCAGCCGGCCACGCCTGAGAAGGTCGAGCCCGCTGCCAAGCAATAAGCCGAGGGACCAACCATGGCACAAGTAGACCGTTCGTTTATCGGTGAGGGCATCGCTTACGCCCGCGCCTATCAGAGCCAAGATGCACTGGTGGATATCGGCAACTGCGATGTCTTCAACATCTCTTACCAAACCAACCGCATTGCCCTGCCGAACTACCGCGGCGGTGGTGGTAACCGCAACGTCCGCGACCGCGTAACGGATGTGAACACCACCATCGGCCTGTTTGACCTGACGCCAAAGAACGTCGCCTGGGCAACTCGCTCAACGGTGACTGAGGTGGACGTTACCCCCATCGTTGATGAAGCCCTGGCCTGTGGCGGTGTTTTGGGTGAGCTGATTCCGTTCAACCACCTGCCGGACCTGTCGGTCGCGCCGGTGCTGAAAACAGCGTCAGACACTGCGCTGGTTGCGGGTACCGATTACCTTCTCAACCCACACGGCATCATCGTGCTGAGCACTACCAACATCACCAGCGCCGGCGTCAAAGCCAGCTACACTCCGCGCGGTGCAAGCGTCATTCAGATGCTGACGGCGCCTGCGGTCGAGCTGGAGATTTACATTGCCGGTCTGAACGACGCCCAGTCGGGCGAGCCCTACAGCTTGCGTGTGCATCGCGTGAAGCTGGGCTTGGTCAGCCAGCTGCAAGCCTTCGGTCAGGAGTACCTGAAGCTGGAGGTGCCCGGTGAAGCGCTGGCGGACGACCGCATCACCGGTACCGGCATCAGCAAGTTCTGCCAGATGGATATGGCGGCTTGATGCGGTGACCGATGTGCTAAGGTGCCCTCTGTCAAAAGGAGGGCGCCTTATGTCTGCAAGGATGGGATGCGTTGTTGCTGGATTGGCTGCATTGGCGCTGCACGCGCCGGGGTATGCGCAGGTTTATCAATGCAAAGACCAGAACGGTCGAGCGGTTTTTACCGACAAGCCGTGTGCTGGCGAGCTGCAAGAGGCTGGCGGCCAGGCCGAAGACCTGGGCGGGCCGATCAGGCCGGAGCAACTGTATTTGATGGAGTCGCAGTACCGGGTAAAGGTTGCCCGGATGCTTAATCGCCTGGCGACCGAGCACGCGCAATGCCGTGAGCGCATGTCCCCGGAGACTGCCGGCGTTTCGCGGGATTACAGTACACCTGAGAACCCCTCTTTCTTCGTTCAATGTGGTGATCGCCAAGTTCCCACGGTCGTCAGGTTTTCCATGCGGGATATCGACGGCAGGGGCAGTATTGCCGTACCTGTTCAGATTGAAAGGCGAGCTGCGATAGGTCGTTGCGAGCAGGAGGCCCGAGACCGGGCTTATCGAGGTGACTCGGTGGACTTCTCGCGGATTTTGGATCTCGCTTTCAACACTAGACCCAATGGCGAGAGCACGGTGCTCAGCAGCTTCACCGCCGAGAACGCTTTCGGCGTGGAGACCAAGTTTGATATTCGGTGCGACTTCTCTGGCGAGAGGTTGCGTGATGTGAGTATTTCACGGGCTAGATAGCTACGTGACGATTTAGCAAACCCTGCCCCGGCAGGGTTTTTTATTGCCCGGAGAAAACCCAATGGCTGGCATCAAAGACCGCCTGATTCAGTTCATCCTGCGTGGCAAAGACGAGATGTCGCCCGAGGCGCGCAAGGTCTCAAAGGCGCTTGAGGATGTGCAAAGCAAAAGCCAGGGGCTGCGTGACGAATTCGACAAAGCTAAGTCAGCCCAAGGCCTGGCAACGGCTTTTCGTACCACTAGTGATGCTGCTGACCGAGTGCGCAGCACGCTGGAGCGCACCGAAAAGCGTGCTGCAGAGCTGCGCGATGAACTGGAGAGAAACGCCGGTAGTAAAGGACTACAGATATCACTGCGCGAAACCGAGAAAGAAGCATCACGCGCTGCCCGTCAGCTTGACAAGCTTACCGCTGAAGCCCAAGCGCTTGAGAAAGCTGCAAAAGATGCCGGGGTGGATACCAGTAAACTGGCAGACGAAGAGCGGCGCCTGGCTGCTGATGTTGACGAGGCCAAGCGTGCGCTTAAAGACAACACCACAGAGTTGCGGGATCTTGAGCGGCAGCAGCGCAGCGCCACCCGTTCAGCAGATGAGTATCAGCGCACAGTGCAGGGGGTGCGCACTGGCGTATCTGATGCAACGATCCGCTTCGGCAAATGGCTGGTCAGTATCTACCTGGTAGACAAAGCCCTGCAGGGTTTGGGTGCCGGTGTGGGGTACTTGCGTGATGGCATTCTTTCGATGCTGTCTACCGGCGATCAGTTTGAGGGCATGCAGACCCAGCTAACGGCGCTGATGGGCTCCATTGAGGGCGGCGAGCAGGCGACCGAGTGGATCAAGAAATTCACCCGTGATACGCCACTGCAGCTGCAAGACGTAACTGAAGCGTTCACGTTGCTCAAGGCGTTTGGCCTTGATCCTATGGACGGCACGCTGCAGGCCATCACCGACCAGTCTGAGAAGCTGGGCGGCGGGATGGAGAAGCTGACAGGCATCTCATCGGCGCTCGGTCAGGCCTGGGCTAAGCAAAAGCTGCAGGGTGAAGAGATTCTGCAGTTGGTTGAGCGCGGTGTGCCGGTGTGGGATCTGCTAGAGAAGGTGACCGGCAAGAACACCGAGCAGCTGCAAAGTCTGAGCAGCGCGGGCAAGCTGGGCCGCGATGTAATCAGTGACCTGATCAAAGAGATCGGTGCGGCGGCAGACGGTTCTGCTGCTGCAAACATGACGCGCCTTACCGGCATCGTCAGTAACCTGCGCGATGTTGCTGGCGACTTTCTTGATCGAATCGCAAAAAGCGGGGCGCTGGATTACGTCAAGCGGCAGCTGCTGGGCGTAGCAGATGCCATCGATCAGATGGATAAAGATGGACGCCTTGATCGCCTGGCTGCGTCCCTCTCTGATGCGTTCATTCAGGCCTCGGAGTGGCTCAAGCGGTTTGTTACTGATGTCGCTGAGGTGGACTTTGGCAACCTGGCTGACAAAGCCGGGGATTGGCTGGGCGACTTTGGCGCCAAGCTAGACGATGCGCGCATGCGTGTTGAGCTGTTTATCGCGCCGTTTACCACTTTGTTCCATGGGCTGGTGGCGGGCTTTGCGACGGTGGGGCTGGCTGCGATCTCGCTGGCCAAGGCGGTGGTTGATCCGTTCCTGGCAGCAGGGCAGGCCATTGCCGATGCCTTTGGGCTGGACGCGCTGAAGGAGCGCATCAGTGGTGCCCGTGCGGAGATCACCAACCTGCAGGGCGCGTTGGTCGACCAGATTGCCCAGTCTGGCGAAAGCATCCGCAACGCGTGGGACGTCACCACGCGGCATCAGGTGCAGGGCGCTCGGGAGGTAACCCAGGCCGTCAAAAGCGAGACCGATCAGCAGCGCATGATGAATCAGGCGCTGGCTGATGAAATGGTCATCGCCCAGCAGGTGATGAAGAGCGCGGCCATTGATGCCGCCATCGCCGGCACCCAGGCCATTGTCGATTTTGCCGAAGCCCAAAAGCTGATCGATACTGCCACTACGGTTGAGCAGCTGCAAGGCCTGCGCACGGCCATGCTGCGGGCGTATCAAGACGGGGCTATCACCCAGCAGGAGTACGCAGCCGGGCTGGGCATCGTCGCTGACAAGCTGGATGAAGTAGGGGGCGAAGCCGAGATAACCGCCAAGTCCCTCTCTGATGTGATCGATGAGCTGGAAGACTTCGCCGGCGTTCAGAAGGCCATCAGCAACGCCAAGACTGATGTAGATATCAGCAAGCTGCGCACCGCCATTAGCAAGCTGTATGAGGATGGCAAGCTCACGGTTGATCAGTACAACAAAGCCATCAAGGATCTGGAGAAACAGCAGGATAAGCTGACCGACTCCACCGGCACGCAGGCAGATGCTCAGTCCAACTTGGAAAAGCAACTGCAGTCCGTGACCGATGCACTGGCCGAGCAGGCTGCGGCAGAGCAAGCAGCCGCCGACGCGCGAGCCGAACAGCAGGCGGTCTTCCGCGACGCGTTCAGTACCTTCTTTGACGAGGTGGTGACTGCAGCGCGAACGCCGTTGGCCGAGCTGAGCGACAAGGCGCTGGAGGCATTCGATTCGCTCAAGGGCATCAGCAGTGTCGACGTTGATTTGGACACCAGTAGCCTGGAGGGTACGGCAGCATCGCTGGCTATCGTTCGGGATAGCCTGGCTGGGCTGCAGGCGGACTTGGACGATCAGTTCCGTGGGCCGTTCGCTCGCTGGGCAGACGAAACCATGTATGCCAGCCGTCAGCTGCAGCAGCAGTTTCTGGAGCAGAAGCTCCAACTGCAGCAGCTGATGGACAGCTACGACAAGGGCGCCATCACGCTATCGAGCTTTCAGGTGCAAGCGCTGGGGCTAAAGAGCAGTCTCGACCTGCTGGATGCCAGCGACTTCTCTGAGCTGGATAGCGCACTGGCGTCGGTCAGGCAGCAGTTTGAGTCGGTAGCCGATAGCGCCAAAGGCACGCTCGCCAGCATCAGGGACGAGCTGGACAAAGTGCGCGGCAATGAGGAGGCGATCGAGCGCCGGCGTATGCAAAGCCGGCAGGCTGAGCTGCAGGCCCAGATTGCCGAGGCGCAGGCGGCGGGCAATCAGGCCGCCGTTGCAGACCTACGGCAAGCCCTCGGCATGCTGCGGTCTATCCAGTCCGAGACTGAGCTGGCCCGCCAAACCGAAGCCCGGCAGCAGCGGCGTGACGCCGTCGCAGCCGCAGCACCGGAAGCTGCGCCCAGCCCCAGCAAGATCATCAGGCTGGAATCTGCGCAGGGCCGCTCTGTGGATGTCAGCGTGCCAGCAGGGCAGGAGGGCGACCTTCTGGGGATTCTTGAGCAGGCTGGATTGAGGAGTTTGTGATGCCATTAACCCTTGGCGCAGTGGATCTGGCAGCTGATCCGGACCTGGCCGGTGACCAGATGGAATGGGTAGACGAGTTTGACTGGGACACCATCACCCAAAGCCAGGAGCGCGGCCTCACCGGCGCGCTGCTGATTCAGGAGGGCGTCAAGCTGCATGGCCGCCCCATCACTCTGCAGAGCAACGGCGGGGCCTGGTTCACCCTGGCCACCGTCCGGGCGCTGGAAGCGCTGCGCGACCAGCCCGGCGCAGTGATGCAACTGGTGCTGCCGCGCGGCGATCAGTACTGGGTGACCTGGAACCGCGAGAACGGTTCGCCTTTGGCCGCAAAGCAGGTCATCCGCTCGCAGGATATGGCCGACACCGTGTATGAGCTGACGTTACGGCTGATAACCGTGGCCGCGCCGCCAGAGCCTGAACCAGACCCTGAAACGTGAACCGACACCAGAGGCCCGCCGCGTGCGGGCTTTTTTACGCCCGGAGAAAAGCATGACCATCACCGTCGATGACGTGAAAATCCTCAAGTCCCAGCGCCTGACAGACGAAGACGACGGCGGTGGACGCGCCACCGGCGATGCGGTCGTCGACGGCGAGATGAACAACCTGTTCCCCGACATCAGCCGACTGGACCGCACCATTGGCCGGATCAACCTGCGCAAGGTGTTCGCGGGTGTGATGACCGATAACGCTGACCCATACCTGGGGGCGCACTCTATCGTCACAGAGGCACCTGCTGATCCGCGCGTCAGCGTGCTGCTGTTCAACTCGGGTAGCCAGACGGATGAACGGGCAGATGCCCGCTCACTGATTGAGGGGTACGTGGTGCCCAGCACGACTGCGCCGTTTGAACTGCTGGGCGATCAATACGCCGGCCAGCGAGCGTTGACCTGCATCCAACGCATTGAGGCCCGCACCCCGGAAGTGGGTGAGGTCTACCAGCTTGCTGCCGGTGGCAACACGCAGTATGTGCGCATTCAGTCGGTCGAGCCGAGCATTGAAGAGTTTGTGCACGACTACGGCAACGGCAACTTTGTGAACTTTACCCGCCGGCGCCTGGCGTTGAGTATCAGCTCACCGCTGGAGCGCAAGTATCCCGGCGGACAGGCACACCCAACCGGCACCACGGCGAACAACTTGAGCGGCGAGCCAAAGGCCAGTGTGTTGTCTACGCAGGTGGCGGACGCCTCTCGCTACGCCGGCATTAGCGCGTTGGCCCAGCCGGTAACAGCAGGCGACCTGACGCTGAATGTGGAGTCGGTGTATGCCCACCTGGTACCCAGCGCGACGCGTGAGAGCGCGCTGGTCAATCAGCTGGGCGGTGCGCGCAAGCGTTACACCGTGGCCTCCAGCCCGAACGCCCGCACGGTAGCGCTCGCTTTTGTGCAGGTCACTGCGGGCCAGAGCAGGGCGTTTCTGACAACGGGTGCGGCTCTGCAGTCGGTTTCACTCAGCATTGCCAGCGGCGTGTATGCCGACAACGGCCAGGGCGAGCTGACCCACCGCAGCGGCACTAACAGCTTCACGCGTATCACTGTTGATTATGAGACCGGCGAGGTCAACGCCTACCGGCCAACCACGTTCACCGGCACGGCCAATGCCTCCTATGTGCCGGCGGCGTCGATCACCGGGCAGTCCATCACCGGTGAGGTTGAGATCACGCTGGGCAGCCGCGGCTTTGCCTACACCTTGAATCTGGCAGATGCCAAGCCGCGCCCTGGCACGTTGTCGGTCAGCTTTATGGCCTTGGGCAAGTGGTATGAGCTGCGTGACCTGGGCAACGGCGAGCTGGCCGGGGAGGGCAGCGGCACCGTGGACTTTGCCAGTGGCGCTGTGAGCATCAGCCTCAACGCCCTGCCGGATGTGGGTACCAGCCTGGTGTATGCCTACGTGGGGCAGATTGACGACAACCTGCAAACCCACGTTGGCGCAGGCGCGGCCCCGCTTATCCGGGTAGAGCACCAGCTACCGCATGAGGGTATCGAGCCCGGCACGCTTGCCGTGACGGTGATGATTGCGGGCGTTGAGCAGGGCATGACTGACAACGGCGATGGCACGCTGTCTGGCGATGCCGGCACCGGCACCGTGGCTTATGGCAGCGGTCAGGTCTCGCTGTTGCTGGTGGCCACTCCCGATAGCGGTAGCGCAGTTGGGTTTGTGTACGACCAGGCGGCGTTCGATGTAGACACACCGCTTACTGCCTTGCCCGACGCTGGTGGTGTTGTCAGTGGTGTGATTCCGGGTGCCCCTCTCAAACCGGGCAGCGTCAACGTGCGCTGGCAGTCCACGCGCCAGGCGCAGGTGCCGTCACAGGCTGGGCCGGATGGCGGCACCTACAGTGGCGTGCAGATGGTTGAGCATGAAGCCAATGACGATGGCGCCGGCAACTGGATTGGCTTCAGCGGCAGCGTCAACTACAGCACTGGGGCGTTCAGCCTGCAGGTAGAGCAGCTCTACGACTACGTGGAGCACGAAGTGCAATACGACATGGTAGAGGTATAACAATGGGCGTTGTCGCGGGTAAACGATACAAGAGCACGCCGCGCACGGTGACCACCGTTGTGCCGCGTCAGGAGGTGTTCGGCGGCACCCTCATGGTGCGCGCCCAAGAGGCCGGCGCCAGTTACGACAGCCAGACGCACTCGGTCAACACGCCGGCGCTGGAGCTGCACCTGTTGCCGGGCGTGGCTGACCCCATCGTGCCGGGCAGCCTGGTGGTGCAATGGGGCGGCGAGACCTACATCGATCGTGCTGGTGTGCTGTTCCGCGCGGTCAATACCAGCACCAACGCCGGTGCGGCAGTGGGCACGGTGGACTACGCTGGTCGCAAGGCCACGCTATCGAGCTACCCGGCTGGCATCAGTGCTGGCGTTACGCGGGTAGCCTGCCTGACCAGCAGTGCCGGATTCAGCACCACCGAGCTGGTGTTTCGCACACCCGGTGCGCCGCTGCGCCCGGCCAGCTTGCAGATCACCGTGGTGCGTGCAGACACCGCAGAGATAGTGACGGCCACCGCTGACCTGAATGGCAATGTGGTGGGCGGCATCATCAATGGCACGGTGGATATCCAGACCGGCATTGTGCGGTTGCGCTTTACCACGGACCCGCTGGATGTCACTGGTGCTGCCAGCGTCCCCGTCATCGCGTCACTGGTCTCCTACAACGCCGTGGTGCAGACCAGCCTGCCTATGTCGGCAGAACTGCTGGGGCTGGACCCTGTGCGCCTGCCGGCGGATGGCCGTGTGCCGATCTACCGAGAGGGTGATGTGCTCGTCGTCCATCACACGGCTGAGCAGGAGGTCACGCCGGCAGCGGGGCAGACGGTAGTTCTGGACCGCGCCTATCAGGCAGTCATTGAGGTGGTGGATGCTGCTGGGGTGCTGATGGACCCCGCGCAATACAGCACAGATCGGGAGCTGGGCTCGCTCACCTGGGCCAACCCGGTGCTGCTGGAAGATGCCGAAGGCAACCCGCTGGTCAGCCCGCTGTACATCCGTGACCGCGTGGAGCACATGACCGTGTGCTCAGAGGTGCAGATCACTGGCGCGCTGGGCATCGGCTCCCCCGTGCCCTGGGATCTGCCCGCCGGCGAAACGCGAGTCAGCAGCGCGGTGACCTGGGGCGATCTGCAGGCCCGTGTATTTCGCTGGTTCACCCAGCAAACCTGGAACACCGGCGCCCCCAACTGGGGTGACGAGCCCAGCGGCAACAGCACCACCGCTCAATACAACCTGCTGAACTGGCCTGTTGTGATCACCAACCAGGGTGCGATTGCCGGGAAGTGGGCGCTGGTGTTTACCGGGGCCACTACCTTCAACGTCGTTGAGCAGCAGCTCGGCGTGATCAGCACGGGCACGCTTGCCAACGACTGCGCGCCCATCAATCCGGCCACCGGCACGCCTTACTTCACGATCCGCAAGGAAGGCTGGGGCACGGGCTGGGCTGCTGGCAACGCGGTGCGCTTCAACACTGATGCCTGCCTGGGGCCGATGTGGGTGGTGCGCACGGTGTTGAGTGGCCAAGGCACCGTCGAGGACGATCAGTTTAATTTGCAGGTTCGCGGCGACGCGGACTGATGCACAGCGTGAGGTGGAAGTATGGGAGCGCCGCGTTTCTATTCCTGGGATGACACAGGCAGCCCTGGCCGCAACTTGAGCGGCAACCTGCAGAGCATGCTTAAGCAAATCCTGGTGCCGTGCTTGGTCACTGGCTATGGCTCCAAGCCAGGGGCTGGGTGGACCCTTGAGCACGAACATGCCAACGGCTTCGCGTTGAGTAATGGGTCGAGCTTTATAAATTTTGTTTCCGACCTGGCTGCATCGTCTCCGTACCCAGCTATGAATGGATACGCGATTCACATCTATGTTGCTGAGTCGATGACCGGGACTGATGGGCCTTTCGTCGTTGGAGCGAACGTGTGTTCGGGAGAATACCGTGTCGGTGGTGTCGACGTATCTCCGTACCGCCGCCACTTGCTGAGCCTATGGCCGATTGAGGCGCAGCTTTCCACCTCGCGGTGGACAGTGGTAGCGGACGATAAAACGGCAGTTATATCGGTCACCAGTGCATCAGGCACTGCAAACCAGTATTACCAGACGACGCTGTATTTTGGTGACGTAGACAACGACATGGGAGTGAGTAACAGGTTTGTTGCTCTTGGGGGCGACTACGCGAACTACAACGGAAACTCCGGCGTTTATACGCTGTGTGGTGGGTTTACCGCACCGCGCAACCAGGCGACAGGCGTTGCCGAGTTTATCGCTACGCAGGCTCAGCCCTTCCTGAACAACCGCACTCAGTACATTAATTCTGGGTTGGCTGGTCAGGTGCCAGGGCGAGTGCAGTTGCAGCAGCCCAGACTGGCGGTAGGTGACGGCTATGCGGGGCGTCTGCGAGGTGTCGTGTATGACGACGTTTTGGCTCTGCACGGTTGGGCCGCCTATGCAAAAGCACTGGGCTTCTCCGGTAGCGATTTTACCGACTCAGGGAAGGTCGTGAACGTTGATGGAGCCAACTACGCCCACGCCCAGGGTTACCACGGTGGGTTTCTTATGACTGATAACGTGGCGTTTTGGTGATCCTATGGCGTTTGTTGCGGTTTACTCTCCGGCCAGTTTGGGCTTCGTGGCGCCGCCTCTGCGCGAGCTTGTGGTCAACGCCACGCGCGATGGCGAAGAAACGCCTGACTACAAAGAAGCGGTGCTCTGGGCGAGCGTCCATGATCGGCGCCCGCTTGTGTTCTTTTCATTGCGTGATGGGCTTACAGCTACTGAGCGCGTCGTTGCGTCGGCGGTTGATGGTATTAGGGCAGTGATGCTTTACGATTTTGATGCCAAGCCCTACGCGGCGGTGCGTACGCCTGATATCGCAGGTGATGTGGTGTTTGCTATTGACCTGAATGATGGCACGGGTAGTTCCGGGCCTTCTGGCAATCCGGCCTTGGTGCCTGCCGTGGTGCGGGTAGATAGTCAAATCCAGTCCAGAGAGATTGTGGCGTTAGAGAAGACGACGACAGGGGAGTGGCGCGTCGCAGGGTTTGAGGAAATTGGTAGTGATGACCTCAACATGCGTGTGTCGGGTGGGCTGGTTTATGCCCTCGGCCTGGATGACTACGGCATGCCCTATCAATCTGGCCTGGCTGTCACCGTAGGCCAGCGCATCCGCCCCTCGGTGTTCCGGGGCTGGTTGTATGACGTCACCGAGGCTGGCACCTTGCCGGAGTCTGAGCCGGCCTGGTGGCCGATTGAGGGCGATAACCCGCCCCGCCTAGCGGGCACTGCACGCCTGCAGGCCGTGCGCTACTACCGCCCCTTGGCCCACGGCCCTATCACCGTTGAGATGACCTGAATGCTGATAACCGATATCCGCGCCGGCTGGAGCCGAGCGCGGCGCCTTCGTGTGCCTGCTGCCCGCTCAGCTTGGGGTAGCATGGCGGTCGCGCAGGTTGCTTGCTCTGGCAACTGGGGGCGGGCGGATGCCTTGGAGGGCGGCGCGGCGCTGCAATGGGCAGGGCATGAAGCAAAGGACGATGCCTCAGTGTTGGCCTGGGGAGGCAGTCAGGCACGCGATGACGCTGCCGGGCTGCCGTTCGGCGATGTGCCCGCGCTGGATCTGCGTCTGGGTGGAAGTTGGGACCAAAGCATCCAACGTGTGGACTTGCGGATCATCGTGGCTTACAACCCGGCGCCGGCGCGCAAGGATGCGGAGGCCGCCCCCCGGTACCACCGTGTGGATGAACACGGCCCCCGCTACGATGCCGCCCTGGAGCGGGACCGCAGCCTGTATGTGCCCGGCACGCTGCTGGCGTTCAACTTTGCCGGCGGCAGATATACCCCTGCGAGCACGCCGGGTGTGTTCTTTGACTTTCGCTATGTGCCGCCGGCGCGGGTTATTCAGCCGGTAGACAGTTCGACCGCGCTGCAGGTCAGCAGCGCGCGCCAGATTGGCCGGTTCCTGCAACTGCTGTGGGGGCGCGCCAGAGCGCTGGACCCAGTGCCCACCGGCGTTGAATACCCCGATTACGATGGCCCCGTTACGGTCATCGAACCACCGCCGGCAGAGCCGGATATTCTGGAGACCTACATGATCGCCAACAGCGTCAGCGTTGTGGTGCTGCCCGACCGTGTGCCGCTGGACGCAACAAACCTGCGCCTTGGGTTGGATATCGACAGCTTCGCCTGGACGCTCTCGGCCAATTTGTTCGGGCGCACGTCGCTTAACCAGGTGCGGCCAGACGCCGGTGGCCCAAAAACGGTAGAGGTCACCATTAATGGCCACGCCTGGGTGTTCCTGATTGAGCGCTACAGCGGCGCTGGTCAGCTGGGCAAAGAAACCTACACCGTCACCGGGGTAAGCCGCACGCAGCTGCTGGCCGCGCCCTATGCGCCAACCCGCAGTCAGGTGAACACGGCAGCGATCAACGCCGAGCTGGCGGCCAGTAATGAGCTGCTCAACACTGGCTTTACCCTTAACTGGGATAGCTACACCCTCGGCCCGCCAGACTGGACCCTGCCCGCTGGCGCGTTCAGCTACCAGAGCCAGACGCCAATGCAGGTGATCGCTTCACTGGCCGAGACGGCAGGCGGCGTTGTCAGCCCCGCGATGGCCAGTGATGAGCTGACCATCTTGCCGCGCTACCGTGCGCCGGTCTGGCAGTGGTCCAGCGCGGTGATGGATCGCATCATTCCTGCAGCTATCGTCAGCGACTGGGGCAGCGAATGGCAGCCGCAACCGGATTGGAACGGCTGCTATGTCAGTGGCACCAACTACGGCGTATCGGTCGATGTGCGCCGGGCCGGTACCGCAGGCGACAACCCCGCGCCGGACGTGTTCACCGACTGGATGACCGGCACCGACCCGGCCCGCAGCAGAGGCATTGCCGAGATCTGCAAGGGCGGCAACCAGGAGATTGTTACCCTGAACCTGCCGCTGTTTCCGGCAGAGACTGCGCCAGGTCTGGTCACGCCAGCGCAGCTGTGTGAAGTACGCGACGTTGATGAAACCTGGCGCGGCCTTTGTCTGAGCACAGAGATTACCGCAGAGGGCATCGGCGCGAGCCGAGTGAAGCAAACGCTGCGATTAGAGCGGCATCACGCGGAGGGCGCGTAGTGGCAACGGTAAACCCTTGGAAGCGCTTCATCGGCCTGCTGCCAGGCGGCAGCCGCACAGTCGGCACCGTGGCTAGCGTCAACAACGTAACCGGTACCAGCACCGTCACTCTGCGCAATGGCGTTCAGGTGGTAGTGCAGGGCACTGGCGTGGGAGTAGGACAAAAGGCGTTCATCACAGACGGCAGCATCACCGGCCAAGCGCCAAGCCTGCCGCAGTACGACATTGAGGTATAGCGGGGAGGGTTGCCGGTACTACAAAACCCGGCGGTACTTCGGTACATGCCCACATCCGTGTAGAGCCAGCCGATAGTGCCTGCCCGCGCCGACACTGTCGCTGGCAAAAAACAGCAAATGATAACCCCATCACAACAGCCGCCGCAGGGCGGCTTTTCCTATCGAGGTTCCAATGGATTTTGATGAAGCCTTTGACCGGCTGATCGGTCATGAGGGCGGGTACGTCAATCACCCCGCTGACCCGGGCGGTGCCACCAACTTCGGTATCACTGAGCGGGTGGCTCGGGCGCATGGGTACCTGGATGACATGCGGCAGCTGACGCGCAGTCAGGCCAAAGAGATTTACCGGGTCGCCTATTGGGGTCGAGCGCGGGCCGACGAATATGACGGCGCTATCGGATTCCAGCTGTTCGATGCGGCGGTGAATCACGGCATTGAGAACGCGGTGCGGTTCCTGCAGCGCGCAGTTGATGTTGCCGATGACGGTGACGTGGGCAGCATCACGCTCAATGCGGTGCGAGCAATGGCCGTCACGGATGTGCTGATGCGCTTCAACGCCGAGCGCCTGCAGTTCTACACCAAGCTCTCCACTTGGCCGCAGTTTGGCAAGGGCTGGGCGCGGCGGGTGGTTGGCAACCTACGTTATGGAGCGGTCGACGCATGATGGGCTTACCTGGCAAGTACAAGCTGGCAGCGCAGATTGGCTTCACCGTCTTGCTGCTGATCGGCCTGGTCGGGTCGGGCTTCTGGGCTGGCTGGAGCTGGAGTGGTGCAAATGGTCGAGCTGACGTTGCTGCCGCTGAGAAGCTGCACTCGGACACGCTGGGCGAGATTGCCCGAGCCGGGGCGCAGCAGCTGCGGCAGCAGCAGGAACTATACGTTGCCCAGCAAGCACGCCTGCAGGCGCTCGACACGAAGCACTACCAGGAGCTGGAAGATGCAAAAGCTGAAAACGAAAGCCTGCGTCGCAGTTACAGTGATGCTGATAATGAGCGCCGCCGGCTGCGCATCGAAGTCAAAGTCGCCCGAGCTGACGCTCGTGTCGCCGGAGCCCTTGCCGACTCCGGCGCCTGCAGCATGGGCGATGTCGCCACCCTCGAACTCAGTGGAGCAGCTGGACAAGCTGTTTGGGATATCCGAGCAGGAATGATCGAGGATAGGGAGAAGCTGGTTTATTTGCAGGGTTATGCGAGGGAGTGCAGAAAGTAGAAGCCCTGTTAGGTGGGCTTCTATTCATATGCTGGTTAGTCTGGGTACTGCATATCAATGCTTCTTTCAATAAGGCCGTATACGGCCTCTGCTACTGCTTGATAGCTTTCCGGTCCTGTGATTTGGATGTGTTCCTCGAGCTCGTCTCCAGGCTGGATGCTGACAAATAAGTCCTTGTCGTCGTAGCTGGCTTCGAAATTGATGATCACTTTGCGTTTTGGGTACGCGTTGGGTGCGGTCTCAATTGCAACTGCTATGTTAAACGGGACTAGTCCATCTTCTCCGGAGAGTTGGAATGGGCGGAGGGTTTCAAAATCTCCGGCGCTGTAAAGTCCTAGAGAGACATAGCGCTCTGCCTTGCCTTGTAGCTCGAAGGCTTTTGACGGCAGCTCAAGGTAGTCCTCAACTGCTTTGACGGTGGAGCCAGCGGCTTCTTGCAGAGGGGTCCAGTAGGCATTCTCTCGCTCTACCCGTGCCCTCTCAATGCTTCTCAGTTGTTCGTATCTAGACATGGTGATCTCCATTGGCGTTTGCTTGGACTACTGGTTCATCGGGACTTCTGGCGCGGCTGGGTATCGCTCACTTATGGCAGCGTGGAAATTTGGCTACCGTATCTGTCTTCCAGCATCCACGCGCGGTTTAGTCGAGTAGACCTGTTGTTGATATTGCCGAGGTGAACCGCCCCGGGTTTCGCGGAGGCTGTTTGGTTTAAGTCAAGCCGCCACCTTGG